TCAATCGTATCTATGAATTCATAGGGTTATCATCTTATTGTCATAGTTTTAAGAATGTTTCTACTAAACAAGATGAGAATGATGATGTTTATAAGTTAGAAAATATGCATAGTGTCCGAGATACAGTGGAAAAAATACATCGTGATAATACAAAGTATCTTTCGGAGAATATTATGAATAAATATAATCATATAGAGTTCTGGAAAAAACAGAGAACTCAAAAGTATTCTGTCTTCGGATTATAAATGGCAATATTTTCTCTCAATGAAGTCAGAACAGAACAGATAAAAAATATTGCAGACGACAACTTTGAAAGTTGGCCAGAGAGTGCTACTTATGGTTACTTTGGTGGTGGTGAGTCTCCACCTTATGTCTGTACAATCGACCGTATTGATTTTTCTAATGATACTAGATCAGTACCAGGTACTGGTTTACCTGAAGCAAGAGGTCGTTTAGCAGCAACCTCAAATAATAATTATGGTTACTTTGGTGGTGGTTTTGCTCCACCTAATGTCTGTACAATCGACCGTCTTGATTTCTCTAATGAAACTACATCGGCACCAGGTACTGGTTTACCTCAAGCAAGAAGTTCTTTAGCAGCAGTCTCAAGTAATTCTTATGGTTACTTTGGTGGTGGTCAAAATACAGCAGAAAGTCCACCTTATCTTGACACAATAGACCGTATTGATTTCTCTAATGAGACAACATCACCAGTAACTGCTACTTTATCTCAAGGAAGAAGTGGTTTAGCAGCAGTCTCAAGTAGTTCTTATGGTTACTTTGGTGGTGGTGAGTCTCCACCTTATGTCTGTACAATCGACCGTCTTGATTTCTCTAATGATACTGTAACAGTACCAGGTACTGGTTTACCTCAAGGAAGAAGTGGTTTAGCAGCAGTCTCAAGTAGTTCTTATGGTTACTTTGGTGGTGGTGAGTCTCCAGGTACTTTATACCACTGTACAATCGACCGTCTAGATTTCTCTAATGATACTACATCACCAGTAACTGCTACCTTATCTCAAGCAAGACGAAATTTAGCAGCATTATCAAGTAGTTCTTATGGTTACTTTGGTGGTGGTTGGTCTCCACCTAATGTCTATACAATCGACCGTCTAGATTTCTCTAATGACACTACATCAGCAGTAACTGATACCTTATCTCAAAGAAGACGTAATTTAGCAGCAGTATCCGGAGGAGCATCACAAAGAATAAAAGGTTCAAGAACTTATGGTTACTTTGGTGGTGGTCAAACATCTATTAGTGTCTGTACAATCGACCGTCTTGATTTCTCTAATGAGACTAGATCATTACCAGGTACTGGTTTACCTCAAGGAAGATATGATTTAGCAGCAGTCTCAAGTAATTCTTATGGTTACTTTGGTAGTGGTTATAGTTCATCTTATGTCTGTACAATCGACCGTCTTGATTTCTCTAATGAGACTACATCAGTACCAGGTGATAATTTATCTCAAGCAAGAAGTTCTTTAGCAGCAGTCTCAAGTAATTCTTATGGTTACTTTGGTGGTGGTTTTTCTCCACCTTATCGTGACACAATAGACCGTCTTGATTTCTCTAATGAGACTACATCAGTACCAGGTACTGGTTTACCTCAAGCAAGACGTGCTTTAGCAGCAGTCTCAAGTAGTTCTTATGGTTACTTTGGTGGTGGTAATGCTCCACCTTATGTCTGTACAATCGACCGTATTGATTTTTCTAATGATACTGTATTAGATATAGGTGATTTATCTCAAGCAAGAGGTAGTTTAGCAGCAGTCTCAAGTAATTCTTATGGTTACTTTGGTGGTGGTTTTGCTCCACCTAAAGTCTGTACAATCGACCGTCTAGATTTCTCTAATGATACTGTAACAGTACCAGGTACTGGTTTACCTCAAGAAAGAGAAAAATTAGCAGCAGTCTCAAGTAATTCTTATGGTTACTTTGGTGGTGGTTTAGATGGTCCTAATGTCTGTACAATCGACCGTCTTGATTTCTCTAATGAGACTACATCAGTACCAGGTACTGGTTTATCTGAAGCAAGACGTGCTTTAGCAGCAGTCTCCAACTAAAACTAAATAAAATACCTACATCATTATGATATGAATGATATACTTAGAAATGTTTTGATACAACCAAAAGTTGTATCGAAAGAAGGAATTGATTTTTTAGTTAATCATGCAAAGATTGCACCCAAAGATAAGATGGGTGTGTTTGATGGAGAAAAAGCAAATCAAAATAAAGAAGGTCATCCATCAAAGGTTGATCTGAGTGTAAGAAATGTAGATTGTTCTGATATCTCAAAAATTATTGGAGAAGTTAAAGAACTTTATGATAATATCGTTCATCATGTAATCAATCCTTTTTATGAATTTAAGATAAGAGATAGTGAACTTCCTCAGTTGCTTATATACGAACCAGGAGGACACTATAAATCTCATTATGATGCAGTATCAAGGTGGAAGAACCCTGATGGTTCTATCATCTGGAAGAAGTCTGTAGATAGAGATTTATCAACAATTCTTTTTCTGAATGATGATTTTGAAGGTGGGGAATTCGTATTTCCAGATCTTAGAGTTCGTATTAAACCAGAACCAGGATTATTAGTTGCATTTCCATCTTCGCAATTTTATCTTCATAAAGTAGAACCAGTCATCTCAGGAACTCGTTATGCAATGGTAAACTGGATGACTGTTCAAGGTATGTCTACGAAAGCAGAGATTGATAAAGAGATAGAAGATAAATACAATATAAATGTGTACTGATAAAAATGTCTCAATTAATTAAACACTTTTTAGTGGATAGAGATACTGGAGAATGGATAAAAGGTCAAATTAGAGGGTATGTATTTCCAAAATTAAAAGGTTTGGAAATTGTTCATCGTTTAACTGACGAGAATGGGGATCATATTTGTTTATCAAGAGTTCCAGAGTATTTTGAGTATTCAAAAACTGTAACTCCAGCAGTTTTGGCAGAGTATCAGAGTGATTCAAATATCACTGTAGTAAGTTCCACAGAAAGGCAGTTTGAAGAACCTGTTATAAACGAAGAAACGAGAGAAGAAACTGGAGAAACAACCACAGTAACTGTACATGACGTAACTTACAGAGAAGCAAATACTATTGTAGAAAGTGATGGTCTTACAATATTAACTCAAGAACAATGGGACACTGAGATTTCTAATTATGATACAAGACAAACTGAAAAAAGATATGATGAAATAAGAATAGTTAGAGATGAGGTTTTAAAAGAGACTGATTGGGTTGTTATAAAAACAAAAGAGGATGGAAGTGCATTAGCAGACGATTTTAAGAATTGGAGACAATCTTTAAGAGATTTACCATCGGTAGGAATTACAACAGATACTTTTCCAGCAACTCCAAATTCAATTCAAGTTGATGCAAATATAACTAAAGATTATTCGCAAAAATTAAGATCTATTGTATTGATTAATGATACTCTTCCTGCATTACCGGAACCAGAAAATCGTTTAGGTGGTGAGTAAGTCATAGCATTTTTGATTTCTATCATAGGCATAGTCTGCATAAGGACCATTCTTTCTTACATAATGTAAAAAGAGTTGCATAAAACTATCATTCTTATGAGTTCTTAATGGACTTCTCCAATGAGGAACAATTGTTCCTAGGTATGCAACACCATCACCTACGGGTGTTACAACTTCTTTTCTTTTTCCTGTAAGATCTTTAAGTTTTATAGGCCACTTTGCATCACCAAAAATATTCATGGTGACTGATATTTCACATGAGGGTCTATCAGTATGACAATTCATCCATCCTTTATTATGATAAGTTGTAGAGAACCAGTAAGATGGAATAAGTTCTTCTCCTAATAGTTCTTCAAGAATTGGTTTAACTCTATGAACTACAAATGTGGATGATGGTGGAGCATAACAAGTTAATACTCTTCCTCTTTCTTTATCCCAGTGTCCTTCAAGTGATCCCAAATCACTCATAGCACCACAAAGATTTTGATACTTAATTTTTATTGCTTCTTCTTTAGTAATAATTTCGGGAAGGTAATACCACCCTCTATCAGAAAAATTGCTCATTACAAAATCTATTTTTAATTATTTATTCTTATTTCTGTGGTATAATATATAAAGGAAAAAAATTAATATGAATTTTAAAGTTTACACAAAAGATAATTGTCCTCACTGCTACAAGATTAAACAAGTACTAGAGTTGACAGGAACACAGTTCGTATCCTATAATCTTGAAGAGGACTTTACACGAGAAGAATTTTATGCTAAATTTGGTAGGGGTTCTACTTTTCCACAAGTAGTATGTGACGATAAAAAATTAGGAGGATGTATTGACACAATCAAATTCCTCAGAGAACAACAAGTCATCAAGTCTTAACATAAATAAAAATGAAGACCACATAAATCGTGGTATTGAATTC